AACTTTGATGGTTCAAGATACATTCATGCTTACTTCGATACAGTAATCGATTCGAAAGAGTCAATCACTGGTGGTGGCACAGACAGATATCTTTCAGAAGATTATATGTTCTGCCAAATGTGGCGTAAGATGGGTGGTGAGATTTGGTTATGTCCATGGATGAAAACTCAGCATATTGGAACATATGCCTTCACTGGTGACATGCCTAAAGTAGCTGAACTTACCGGTAAACTATGATTATCGGTTTAGTAGGTTTCATAGGTTCAGGTAAAGGAACTGTTGGAGACTTATTAGTTGAACAAGGTTTTATAAAAGATTCTTTTGCAAAACCTTTAAAGGATGCTGTTGCTGTAATGTTCGGATGGCCTCGGGAGTTACTGGAAGGTGACACTGAGGTCTCTCGTTCATGGCGTGAAAAGTCTGATTCATATTGGAGTGAAAAATTTGGATATGAATTTACACCAAGACTAGCATTGCAACTAATGGGAACTGAGGCTGGTCGAAATGTTTTTCACAAAGACCTATGGGTAATATCTCTTCTTAATCGTGCAAAAAACAAAGATGTTGTAGTGACTGATGTTAGGTTTCAAAACGAAATCAAATACATTCAAGACAATGGTGGAGTTGTAGTACGAATAAGAAGAGGTCCAGAACCAGAATGGTATTCTCTTGCAGAGGATGCTAATCAAGGTTTCTCATCTGCAATCATGGGTATGGCTGATAAAGGGATTCACAAATCGGAATGGGACTGGATTGGTTCTGAATTCAATTATGTGATTGAAAATAATCGCACCGTGCAAGACTTAGGCAATGAAGTGAAAAGCATGTTGCAATTTTTTAGGTAGTTTGTTATAATGTTATTTTTGAATGGAGTTAAATATGAAATTGTCCAATAACACAATGGATGTGTTGAAGAATTATGCGAATATCAATTCGGGTCTTTTCTTCAAAAAAGGTAATGTATTGAGAACGGTTTCTTCACAGAAAACGATTCTCGCTGAGGCAACTATTGATGATTCATTTCCTCAAGACTTTGGTATCTATGAACTGAACACTTTTCTTTCTGTAGTGTCTCTGTCTAAAGAAACACCTGAGTTTGAATTTGAAGACAAGTTAGTCAAGATTGTCAGCAACAAAGGTCGTAGCAAAATCAAGTATCGCTATTGTGAGCCTACTATGATTAAAACACCACCTGAGAAGAACATCGTTCTTCCAACACCAGAAATCACATTAGCATTGTCTGAAGAAGATTTCACATGGGTTAATCGTGTAGCATCTGTTTTGAGTTCCCCACATATTGCTATTGAAAGTGATGGTACTGATGTTTGTATCTCTACACTAGATTTGCAGAATGATGCCGCACACAGTGACTCTTTACAAGTTGGTAAAGGTAATGGTGATGTTTATCGTATCATCTTTAAGACAGAGAACATGTCAAAGGTCATCACTGGTGCATATGATGTACAGATTTCATCTAAAGGTCTTGCACACTTCAAGAACAAGAATCGTAAGATTGAATATTGGCTTGCAACCGAAAACGGTTCAAAGTTTGAAGGCGCATAATCATGGGTGAAATAAAAACTTGGACAGATAAATCTCAATACTTAGCTGTTTTGAGAAAAGAAATTTCTGTATTACAAACAAAATACAGACCAGATGAAGAAGGTACTGGACATTTCAATACAGCAATTTCTGTGTTAGAATCTCGTATCAAAGAGATTGAATCTGAAATGAATTGGCCTTTTCCAAATGAATGATAGACGCAACTTTATAAGAGGTGCAGGCATCATTGGTGCCTTTGCTGTAGGTGTCGCATCTTATAAACAGGTGAAAGAAATGGCTAATGAACATAAAGACATTAGTCATCTTGCACCACCAAAAGAAGCAACATCAATTCAGTTTACAGGTGCATATGGTGAGAAACCTAAAGCACCAGAACCAACTATGGGTCAACATACATTCTATGTAAATGGTTGGAGCCAAGAAGTCACTCACCGTGTTTCTATGACTGTTGGTAAAGACAATCGCCTGTGGATGAAAATTGGTGATGAATGGCACAGAGTTGCTATTGAATCTTGATATGAATTATTTTATTATGGAGAATTTGAATGTTAGAACATATGTTATGGGTGGAGAAGTATCGCCCTAAGACGGTTGAAGAGTGTATCCTTCCTGATAGGTTGAAACAACCATTTCAGGAATATGTTAAACAGAGTAGCATACCCAATCTTCTTTTGACTGGTGGTGCAGGTGTAGGTAAAACTACAATTGCAAGAGCCATGTGTGAAGAGATTGGTTGTGACTACATGATTATCAATGGCTCTGATGAGAATGGTGTTGACACTATTCGTTACAAAATCAGAAATTATGCATCATCAATGTCGATGGCAGGTGGTCGTAAAGTTGTCATCATCGATGAGGCTGACTATCTGACACCAAACGCACAAGCAATTTTGCGTAATGCAATTGAAGAGTATTCTTCTAATTGTTCATTCATCTTTACATGTAACTATAAAAACAAAATCATTGAGCCATTACACTCTCGCTGTGCTGTGGTTGAATTTGTTTTGAAGAATGGTGAACGGGCTAAGATGGCTGGTCTTTTCTTTAAGAGAATTCAAAACATTCTTGGTGAGAAAGAACACATCGAATATGAAGACAAGGTAATTGTTGAAATCGTCAAGAAACACTTTCCAGACTTTCGCCGTGTACTGAATGAACTACAACGATATTCTAAATTTGGAAAGATTGATACAGGCCTTCTGGCTCAGATTCAAGATGTTTCAATTTCTGAAATCATCAAGTTTATGAAAGAGAAAGACTTTACATCAATTCGTAAATGGGTTGGTAGCAATGATATTGACCCAACAACTTTCTTTCGTAAAATTTATGACTCGCTTTATGATTCGATAAAACCACAAAGCATTCCTCGTGCAGTATTGATTCTCGCTGACTATCAATACAAGAATGCATTCGTTGCCGACACTGAAATCAATGTGGTGGCATGTCTAATTGAAATCATGGCAGATTGTGAGTTTGTATGAACAACGAACAGAAGATGGATTGGTTAGGTCGTATGGGCGAAAAGATTGTTGTCAACTATCTCAGTAGACAAGGTCTTGTTGTTGAAGAATCAATCGACCCGTATGATAGAGAAAAAGATTTAGTGTGTGATGGTAAGAAGATTGAGGTGAAGACTCAAGTTCCTTTTATCATGCAAAACGCTTTCACATTCAAACCCAATCAACTGAAGAAGTGTCGTGGTGTAGATGAGTTGTATTTTGTAGCAGTGCCGGCTCCTTCTCATTCATATAAGTGGGAAGGTTGGATTTTCAAAGTGAACCCGCAAGAGTTTTTGATTAGAAAATACAATACCAAAGATGGTCGTGAAATGCTTTTGGTTAACATCGTACAAGATGCTGTTGTTCCAGTCGAGCAAGTTTCTGATGAGTACATGGATGAGATGCGTAAGTACACTATTTCAAAGTACTGACCATGACACCATTCGACTTTGTAAACCAAATTTTGCAAGGTAAACAGCAGTTAATTGTTGATGACCTTACAGAGAAAGAGTATGTTCCGTTTCTGACTAATCGTTCACTTTCATACCATAAAGACTGCATTCTGTTCGCAAATGAGATGAACTTGAGGCATCATGTAGATGCCAAAATGCAAAATGATTTTTTACTAAATACCGTTAGGTCTCGCAAAAGACCTTTCACCAAGTGGGCTAAATCTGAAAAAAGTGAAGATATAGAATGTATCAAGATAATCTTCGGCTATTCAAATTCCAAAGCCCGTGAGGCACTTCGCCTTCTTAGTGATGAACAAATCCAAGAACTAAAAACAAAAACGGATATTGGCGGAAAATGAATGATTTGAACAGCTTCATTGAAGTGACATTGAAAGAGCAGGATGATTTTTTAAAAGTAAGAGAAACACTAACCCGTATTGGGGTATCTTCACGCAAAGAAAAAGTCCTGTATCAATCTTGTCATATTCTACACAAACAGGGACAATATTATATTGTACACTTTAAAGAACTTTTTGCCTTAGATGGTAAAGAGGCTACTATTGATGATAATGATATTTCTCGTAGAAATGCTATCGCCAATTTGTTAGAAGAGTGGGGTCTTGTTAAGATTGTCAATCGACAAGTAATGACAGACAACATTGCACCTCTGCATCAGATAAAAATTATCTCATTCAAAGAGAAAGATGAATGGCAGTTGGTCACTAAATACAACATCGGTAAAAAGAAAACCGATTACTGATATGAGATTTTATTATGAAAAATGTGAAAGAAAAAATTGTGAAGTTGAAGAACAGATACTCGGGTGATATTGTCTATGCAAGAAATATCAAAGAGACTGTATCGTCAGAGAACATAGTATTTGTTAGGGTTTTCAAAGAAGAAAATCCTCAAAGAGAATTTCTAGTTAACCTGAATGCCTTTGAGGTCCAGGATAAATAGAAATGTGATGCCTTCGGGGTCACTAATTTTGTAACTCGCTTAAAAGGAGAAAACTATGACACGCTTAACAGCACTATATCCACAATTTGTTGGTTTCGACCACCTGTTCAATGAGTTAGAAAAACTTGTTGAAGGTACTGCACCACAACGCAATACATCTTTTCCTCCACACAACATCATCAAAATCGATGACAGCAAGTATGTCGTTGAAATGGCTGTTGCTGGTTTCAGTCAAGATGAAATTGATGTTGAACTTCAAGACGGCACACTAGTCGTTAAGGGTGAAAAGAGAGACCAAACAGAAGTGGAATATTTGTATCGTGGCATTGCTACTCGTTCTTTTACCAAGTCGATTAGACTGAGTGAAAGTATTGAGGTTCGTGGTGCCCAATTCAAAGATGGTATTCTTAAAATTGCTTTAGAGAATGTAATTCCTGAGCATAAGAAACCAAGAAAAATTGAGTTAAGCAAAGAACTCAATTTTACCAAAAAACAATTACTTTCTGAAACAGTAAGTTAATTGTTGGGAGCCTTTTGGCTCCCATCTTTGCCCCACAACTTATTTTTTTATGTTATACTTACATTATGAAAATTTCAATCGCATCAGATATACATTTAGAATTCGGTGACTTGTTTATCAACAATGATAACAATGCCGATGTTCTTATTCTCAGTGGCGACATTTGCGTTGCCGCAGACATTGGTCGACCTGACCCACACAACATCCTAGAAGGTGCTCGTAGCAATCGTGTTACCGACTTCTTCAAAAGATGTTCGTTTCAATTTCCACATGTAGTGTACATCATGGGTAACCATGAACACTACAATGGTGACTTTGCAACAAGCGGAAACAAAATCAAATCAATGTTAGAGTCTAACATGTTGAGCAATGTTTACTTGCTTGACAAAGAAGTTAAGACAATTGATGAAGTGACATTTGTTGGTGGTACACTGTGGACTGACATGAATAACAGTGATGAGATGACACTGTATCACATTCGTAGAATGATGAATGACTTCCGTTGTGTGAGCAATTCTAATCGTATGATTGAGCGTAAAGTTCCAATCTATGAAGAGAATCCATTGTACACTGAAGATGGTAATAATGGTGGTAAGTATCTTACTAAAGAAGGTGGTGGTTACATTGAGATTGGTCACAAAAGAAAATCTGAGCCTTCAACATTTTCTCCAGAAGATGCAGTTGAAGACCACAAGAAATTTGTGCAGTATATTCAGACTGTGATTGAAGGTAAGTTCGACCAGAAGTTTGTAGTTGTTGGTCATCATGCGCCGAGCAAAGCATCCACTCATCCTCGCTATCAACATGATACATTGATGAATGGTGGTTACTCTACTGACTTAAATGAATTCATCTTAGCGCATCCACAAATCAGATTGTGGACTCATGGTCATACGCATGAAGACTTTGACTATATGATTGGCTCAACCCGTGTTGTGTGTAACCCTCGTGGCTACATCAATTACGAAAGTCGTGCTGATTCATTTGAATTGAGGACTGTTGAAGTATGATAGATTTGTTTAGACCTACTTTCGAATGGATCCGTAATGACTATACTAGCAATCGTTTTCGCTTTTTTATTGAGTTGCTTGCTTGGGCTATATCTATCGGGTGTAGCATTACGATGGCTGCCACGGTACCACATCCACCCTTACTTGTTCTCTATCCTATATGGATTACTGGTTGTGCTATGTACGCTTGGTCTGCTTGGACTAGGAAATCTTTTGGGATGCTTGCTAACTACCTTCTGTTAGTAAGTATTGATTTTGTTGGTTTGATAAGGATGTTATAATGCCGTTATATATTGTTGAGACTGTTTCGATGTTTCGTATGCGTTATGTTGTTGAGGCTAAAGAAGAGTCTCATTCACATGATGAAGTCATTATGGAAAGAGGCAATGATTCTTTCAAAGAATTTTCACAAGAGCATATCGATGAATCGATTTTCAGTTCTCGTGAAATTTCAAAAGAAGAATACCTAAGATTGTTCGATAAGGACAATCATTATATTGCTTCTTGGTCTGAAGAAAAGAAGTTGGACTTTATTAACAAGATTGATTATAAAGAATGAAAATCTACAAAAGCGGTTATCGTAATCATTGGGTATCACCATACACTATTCTGAAGACTGTTTGTTTTTGGGAGAAAGATGATGATGTGTTTTACAACCATGAAGAAGTTCCTGGTCACAAGTATGATAAGTGGGTTAATTTTCTAACTCCAATTTGTGGTGCGTGGTCTAAGTTTCTCGATTTTGTTCATCCACAAATCAACTATGTGAAGATTGACAGATACGATACTTGGTCAATGGACCACACATTAGCAGATATCATTCTGCCAATGTTGAAACAGTTGAAAGAAAGTAAACATGGTGCACCTTATGTTGATGATGAAGATGTTCCAGAAGAATTGAAATCTACTTCAGCGCCAGCAAAAGAAAATGAATGGGACACTGATGACAATCATTTCAAACGCTGGGATTGGGTACTTGATGAGATGATTTTTTCTTTTGAATGTAAAATTGATGATTCATGGGAAGAGAAGTTTCGTTCTGGTAAAATGGATAAAAAGACTGTTGCTTGCAAGTGGGATGATAATGGTAAAGCAACAATGTATGAGTGGATTGATGGACCGAATCATACATACGAATGTGATTATGAAGGTATGAAAGTGGTTCAGAAAAGAATTACAAACGGCTTTCGTTTGTTTGGTAAATATTATGAAGGGCTATGGGACTGATGTTAAAACCTGATAAAAATTTTCGACTATCGAAAACAACTAAGAGAATGATGTGTTCAATTGTGAATGACAGTGAACGCAATGAATTCAAAAGAATGATGATTCAATCACAACTTGCTGGTGAAAAAGCAAAGCGTGAATCTGGTAAATCTCGCAAAGATAAGAATGAAGCCTAAACTAATTGATGCATACATGAAGACAGCAGAAATATTTGCTGAATGCTCGACTGCAACAAGACTTCATGTTGGTGCCATTGTTGTGAAAGATGACCGCATCATATCAATCGGTTACAATGGCATGCCATCTGGATGGACAAACGAATGTGAAGAATATCATGGATTGGATTTAAAAGGTAATCCAACATTAGTAACTAAACCAGAGGTGCTTCATGCTGAAACAAATGCAATTGCAAAACTTGCTAAATCTACCGAATCTGGTTTGGGTGCTACTATGTTTATTACCCATGCTCCATGTTTGGACTGTGCCAAACTTATATACCAAAGTGGTATTAGCAGTGTTCTATATCGTAACACTTATAGGGATATTGCTGGTGTCGTATTTCTCAAATATTCAGGTATTGAGGTGGAACAAGTATGAGTAAGATATATACTACAAAGGTCGTTGAAATATGCGATAACGGTGATGCTATTGTCGAACTACCAGATGAATTGGTAACACAATTAGGATGGGAGATTGGTGATACTTTAGATTATAAATTGAAAGATGGAAAAGTATTCATAAAAAATCTAACAAAGGATAAGAGAGATGGTCGAACTAAATCTGGAAAAACTAAAAAAGTGCGTACCAAATAACAAAGACCATGCAGGTCTGTTGAACGCATTCAATAAAGTGTTTGAGAAGTATCAGATAAACACTAAAGAAAGAGTTGCTGGTTTTCTAGCACAATGTGGACATGAATCTTTAGACTTCACTGTTCTAAAAGAGAATTTGAATTATGGTGCTAAAGGTCTTCGTGGAACATTTGGTAAGTACTTTCCTGATGATGCGACTGCCGCAAAATATGAACGCAAGCCAGAGATGATTGCTAATCGTGTTTATGCATCTCGTATGGGTAATGGTAATGAGGCATCTGGTGATGGTTACAAGTACCGTGGTCGTGGTGCAATTCAATTGACTGGACATGATAACTATACTGCATTTGCAAAAGATATCGGTAAGACTATTGATGAGACTATCGCATATCTTGAAACACTAGAAGGTGCAATTGAATCTGCATGTTGGTTCTGGAAGAAGAATGGATTGAATGAGATTGCAGATAAGAAAGATATTACCTTGATGACTAAACGAATCAATGGTGGTACTATTGGTCTTGAAGACCGAACAAAACATTGGAACAATAATTTACAGGTACTATAGTATGACTAACATGCCACTAGATGTTCATGTATTTCAACTTGCATGTGAACAACATTCTTCAGAAGAAAATGCTGAACTTTATGCAAAATTAATTGAAGAAGAGTTTAATGAGTTTAAGGAAGCACTTCTTGATAAAGATAATGTTGAACAACTAGATGCATGTGTAGATATGATTTGGGTCATCCTAGGCTACTGTCACATGAAAAAATTCAAAGTGTCACAGGCTTGGGATGAAGTTGCCAAATCTAATTTTGCAAAAGTTGATAAAGCAACTGGTAAAGTGATGCGCCGTGCAGACGGTAAAATCTTGAAGCCAGAAGGATGGAAACCTCCTGACTTGAAAGAATATGTTAGGTAATAATCTAACATAGCTATTGCATTCTAACATGAACTATGTTATAATGTTTTTTTGATGTTAATGATATGAAAGAGAATATGAATATTTTTGAAATTGCTAAGAAAATTGCAATCGAAAAGAAACTTCCTCGTGCAGACCGGTACGATTTGGTTCTTCGTGACTTCGACAATATGGTCGAGTTGATTGGTCGAGTTCCTGACCCAACAGTGAACATGAATGATTTCTCTGGTAGAGAAATGCTCGTACCCAAGCGTTGGGTAACCTTAGCCGTGCTTGATGCAGGCACGAAAGTGAGTCTTGCATGAACAAGATATTGCTAATCACTTTCAAAACAAACCATACCATCTTAGGTGATGTTGATGTTAGTAATGAAACAATCAAAATCAAACAACCTGTTCAAGTTGTTGTGATTCCTCCAAAGAGTGCCCAAGACCAAGGCGGCATGGCTTTCTCTCCTTTCTTAGACTACTGTGCTGAATTCAAAACAGGAATATCGTTTCACCGTAACGACATTCTTTGCATCACGACACCAGTGGTTGAACTAGAGAATCAATACAATTCTGTGTTTGGTAGCGGTATTCAAATTGCCACATCTATCCCTAAATAATGATACAATAACTGAATGAGCAAATTCTACACTAGCGTAAACTGTGTAGGTAACAACATTCTCTATCGTGGCGTAGAGAACGGTCGGCGTATAAAAGAAAAAATTCCTTATACGCCGACTTTGTTTTTACCTGCTAAAAAACAAACAAAATTTAAAACTCTCAAAGGCGACTATCTCGAACCTATGAAGTTTGAGAGTATTCGTGATGCCCGTGACTTTGTGAAAAGATATGATGGTGTTGATAGCTTTGAAATCTATGGTAATAACCGTTACGAATATGTCTACATTTCAGATGAACATCCAGAAGAAACTATTGAATGGAATGTTCAAGATGTTTGTGTAGCCTATCTTGATATTGAGGTTGGTTCTGAGAATGGTTTTCCTGAACCATCACTGGCATCTGAACCTGTGACTGCAATCACAGTTAAACTTTCTAATGATCCAAAATTTTATGTGTTTGCATGTGGTGACTTCAAACCACATCGTGATGATATCATCTATACACAATGTCGAGATGAGTTGTCTCTGCTTTCAAGATTTATAGAATTCTGGCAGAAACATTATCCTGATGCATTGACTGGTTGGAATGTCAAAAACTTCGATATACCATATCTGCACAATCGAATCTCAAGACTTTTTGATGATAAAGAAGTGAGAAAACTTTCTCCTTGGGGTCTGATAACGGTTCGTGAAGAAACCTTCTATGGTAAGACAACTAAAATTTATGACTTGGTTGGTCTGCCAACATTGGACTATTTACAGTTGTTTCGTAAGTATGCACCAAATTCTTCACAAGAATCATATCGTTTAGACCACATTGCACAAGTTGAGAAAGTTGGTCAAAAGATTTCATACGATGAGTATGATAGCTTGCAAGCATTGTATCGTGAAAACTTTCAGTTGTTCATTGAGTACAACATTCGAGATGTAGAACTTGTAGAAAACTTGAATGCTAAAGGCCGCTTGATTGATATGGCATTGACTTTGGCTTATGACAACAAGGTTAATTATGATGATGTTTTTACACAAGTTCGTATGTGGGATACAATCACATTTAATCATCTTCGTGCAAAGAATATCATTGTTCCGCCAAAGAAAATATCTTCAAAAAACACTGCCTATGAAGGTGCATATGTTAAAGACCCACACTTAGGTAAACATGAATATGTCGCATCGTTTGACTTGAACAGTTTGTATCCGCATTTGATTATGCAATACAATATCTCTCCAGAGACTTTGGTAGAACCTCGTGATTATACACCAGAGATGCGTAAAATTATTGCCCAAGGTGTTACAGTTGAAAAACTTTTGACATGTCAAATTGACACATCAAAATTAAAAGATGTAACTTTGACACCAAACGGTCAATTCTTTCGTACAGATATCAAAGGCTTTCTTCCAGACATTATGGAAAGAATTTACAATGGTCGTGTGATTTACAAGAAAAGTATGATTGAGGCACAGCAGAAGTATGAAGTTGAAACGAATCTTGAAATAAAAAAAGAATTGAGCAATCACATTTCGAGATACAAGAATCTTCAATTGGCTAAAAAAGTTGGATTGAATTCTGCTTATGGTGCTTTGGGTAGTCAATACTTCAGGTTCTTTGATGTGAGACAAGCTGAAGGTATTACCTTAGCAGGTCAACTAAGTATTAGATGGATTGAAAATCACATCAATCAATACATGAATAAATTATTAAAAACAAATGAAGTTGATTATGTTCTCGCCTCAGACACAGATTCGATTTATCTCAATCTTGGTCCGCTTGTTGATAAGGTATATTCGAAAACAGGAGATGTTAACAATCTCATCTCCTTCATGGATCGTGTCTGTGAAGATAAAATTCAACCGTCTATTGATGAAAGTTATCAGAAACTTGCTGACTATGTTCACGCATACGAACAAAAAATGCAAATGAAGAGAGAGGTTTTAGCAGACAAAGCAATCTGGACTGCTAAGAAAAGATACATTCTTCATGTACATAATTCTGAAGGTGTTCAGTATGCTGAACCACAAATCAAGATTCAAGGTCTTGAGGCAATTAAATCATCGACACCGAGTGCATGTCGTGAGAAGATTAAAGAAGCCTTGAAGATTATCATTGGTGGTACAGAAGAACAGTTGCAGACATTCATTGAAAATTTTAGAAAAGAATTCAAGTCGATTCCGATTGAAGATATTTCTTTTCCGAGAACAGTCAATGGCTTGAAAGAGTATGCTAATGAGAAGACTGTTTATTCAAAAGGCACACCGATTCATGTTCGTGGTGCATTGATTCACAATAACAGACTTCGTGCTGACAAGTTGACTAAGAGATATGAATTGATTCGTGAAGGTGAAAAGATTAAGTTTATTTTTCTTCGTGAGCCAAACACATTTCAATCCAATGTTCTTTCTTTTGCAAGTCGTATGCCAAGCGAATGGAATATGACTACTGTTATTGATTATGATATGCAGTTTGAGAAATCATTCATTGAACCTTTGACGATTGTTCTTGACTGTATTGGATGGAGACCAATCAAAGAAAGTTCTTTAGAGGACTTCTTCGGATGACACAAGTTCTATTACCATTTATTACAGCAATTGTTCTATCAGCAATCGCAGGTTACTATTCGGTAGTAGGGCTTGCTTTAATCTTTCCTGGCTCGTATTGGCCAATCATTGTGATGGGTGGTGCATTAGAGTTATCTAAGTTAGTGACTGTATCATGGCTGTATCGTAACTGGAAGACTGCACCCATCTTAATGAAATCATATTTCACAGTTGCAGTTGCTTTATTGATGTTGATTACATCGATGGGTATCTTTGGTTATCTTTCAAAGGCACACATTGAATCTACTGTATCAGTTGGTGCCAATACGGTTCAGTTGAAGACTCTTGAATCACAAGAAAAGATGACAAGAGAAAGACTTGAGTATTTGATGAAGAGAGCCGGCGACCCTGCAACAGCAAGTCGAAAAATTGATAAACAAATACAAGAAACTCAGGTTGAGTTGACTCAGATAACAAAAGACAAATTGCCATTGATGACTGAAGAAAATAAATTGATGGCAGATGTTGGTCCTATTCGCTATGTCGCCGAGTTGTTGTATGATAAAAACGATGCCCAATTCATAGATAAAGCTGTGAGAGTGGTTATCTTCATCATCATTTTTGTCTTTGACCCATTAGCAGTTTTGTTATTGATTGCCGCTAATATGACACTAAAGAACTTGCAATCTGAGAAGACACCTGATATAATAGTGAACAAGACTAAGAAAAAGAAAACTGAAACTAAACCTACAAATACAATTGAGAACTTCTTTGTTGATGAACATTCAGAAGTTATACCGAAAACACAAATTACTAATATGACTGGAGATTTTAAATGAGCATACTTGAAAAATTGAAAAAGAATTCCTCTATCAAAGAGACAGCGATTCTTTCGAAATCAAAATTCTTTAACAATAAAGATATGATTACTACTGGAGTGCCAATGGTCAATGTGGCATTGTCTGGTAAGCTAGATGGTGGGTTGACTCCAGGACTTACAATGTGGGCAGGTCCATCTAAACACTTTAAAACTGCATTCTCTTTGCTCATGGCAAAGTCATACATGGACAAGTATCCAGATGCAGTTCTTTTATTCTATGACTCAGAGTTTGGTACACCTATCAAATACTTTGAAACATTTGGTATTGATATGGACCGTGTTCTACACACACCATTGACTGACATTGAACAATTGAAGTTTGATATCATGCAACAATTTCAAGGTGTTGACCGTGGTGATAAACTGATTGTTATTCTTGACTCAATCGGTAACTTAGCATCAAAGAAAGAAGTTGATGATGCACTTGAAGGTAAGTCTGTTGCAGACATGTCTCGTGCAAAACAAGTGAAGAGTTTGTTTCGTATGATTACACCTCACTTGAATCTAAAAGATATTCCGATGATTGTTGTGAATCACACATACAAAGAGATTGGTTTGTATCCTAAAGATATTGTTGGTGGTGGTACAGGTTCTTATTACTCTGCTGATAACATCTTCATCATTGGTCGCCAACAAGAAAAAGATGGTACAGAAGTCACAGGTTATAACTTCATCATCAATGTTGAGAAGTCTCGTTATGTGAGAGAGAAATCAAAGATACCAATTGCAGTTTCATTTGAAGGTGGTATTCAGAAATTCTCTGGCCTACTTGATGTTGCAATGGAAGGTAAGTTTGTTGCCAAACCAAGTCCTGGTTGGTATGCAAAAGTCAATCAATCAACTGGTGAGATTGGTGACAAAGTTAGATTCGATGCAACTCAAACCGAAGCATTTTGGAAAGACATTTTATCAAATGAATCTTTCAAAGAATATGTGAGTAAAAAATATGAGATATCTTATGGAAGTATTCTCCAAACTGAAGAACTTGTTCATGCCGAAGCCGAAGACGCTTGAAGAAGGCGTAGACTTTAAATTCTTTGAAGCACCTGAATGGACTGGTGTTACAATCCTACAGGGTGACTTCAAAGGTGTAAAGTATCACTACGGAAAAACATGGATAACCGACCAAGATGTTCAGGCAAAATTATCGTATGAATATACTGTGGATTATCCAGGTGAACATTCATACGAATCATTGCAATCAAATGAAAAATTTGCTACAATGATGGGTGACATCCTAGTGCTGTTGCTTGAACAATATATTTTAAAGGAAGAAAATGCATCGGTTGGAACTTACGATTCTGAAGAATCTAATCTATAGTGAAGAATTTACACGAAAAGTTCTGCCATTCCTAAAGCCAGAATACTTTGGCGACACTAATGAGAGAGTTGTATTCAAAGAAATATCTGACTTCGTTAATGAATACAACAATCTACCAACTCACGAATCTCTTGTAATAAATTTAACTGAGTCTAAGAAACTCAAAGAAGAAGAAGTTCGTTCTGCGATTGGCATTCTCGAAACAATCAAAACAAACAAAGATGAGCCAACTGAAAAAGAATGGTTGGTAAAGACTACAGAAAAGTTCTGTCAAGATAAAGCAATCTACAATGCAGTTCTAGAAGCCGTTTCTGTTCTTGATGATAAGAGTGGCGCAAAGAACAAAGGTGCTATTCCAGAGATGCTTTCTACAGCACTTGGTGTTTCGTTTGACCCAAATGTTGGGCATGATTACATTGAAAATTCGAATGAACGATTCGAATTCTATCATCGTAAAGAGGAAAGAATTCCTTTTGATTTAGACTACTTCAATAAGATTACAAAAGGTGGTCTGCCTAACAAGACACTCAACATTGCACTTGCTGGTACTGGTGTTGGTAAGAGTTTGTTCATGTGTCATGTTGCATCTGGTTGTATCTCTGCTGGTCAGAATGTTCTCTATATCACAATGGAAATGGCTGAAGAAAAGATTGCTGAAAGAATTGATGCGAATCTTTTGAATGTACCTATCAATGACTTAGCCTCGATTTCTAAGTCAGACTATGATAGAAGATTCAATGCACTGAAGTCAAAGACTCAAGGTAAGCTAATCATT